ATTAGTCATTTAATCTTATTAATTATCCCATTTTTTAAATATTTTATCAATTACATTATGTTTTTCTGATAACTCAGAAATATTTTTTTTATTGCTTCCAGATTTATGTAAAGTTTTTAACATTTTAGAAAAATCAATTTTTTCATTTTTAGACACAAGCTGCTCTAATTCGTTAATACTAGAATCTAATTCGTCACCCTCCGGCTCTTCTTCTGCAACGTCTTCTTCGTTTGCAGCCTCTTCAGGAGATTCTCCCATGGCTTCAGGAGGCATCGCTTCGCCTTCAGGAGCGCCTGCCATAGCTTCTGGCGGCATTTCTCCGCCCATAGCTTCTGGCGGCATGCCTCCGCCTCCAGCCATTCCTGCCGCTGCTGCTTGTTGAGTTTGCTGAAGTTGCATCTGCATATTTTGTAATTCAGCAGCTTTAAGCCCTTCCTGAAACCCAAGTCGAAAACTTACGTCCATAGCATTTATATGCCTAGATCTTAGCTCGTAGTATTTTGATTTCCAATCTGTTTTTTTACCGCTCATATATTCTCCTATTCGTCATCTTCGTCTAACATATCTTGTTCTAACATTTTTAATAATTCAACATGATCAGGTCTGTAAGCAAAATAAGCCTGAACCGCCGTTGGGTTTGACTGCATTAGTATTGATAATTGTTGAAACCAGAATGCGTCCCGTCGGTATTTTAACATAGGATCTACTAGATACGCAGGATCGATAGTATGTCCCATAAAATTTGATGTTTCTAAGTATTTGTCAACTATTATTTGGAATCTTTCATTAAAATTTACATTTCCTCCAAGATGACTTCCCATAGGTCTTTTGTCTACATAATTCATCACTTCATCCATACTCATATGGAGAGGCATGTCTTGCTGAAGTCTAAGAGCTTCGTTTTGTCTTGTATCAGCATCTAACCCAGAAAGAGTGATGATGCATATCTGGGAAAGCTCAGGGTCAATTAAAGGAAAAAGTTTTTCATTAATAAAATCTTGAAATTTTAAAATAAGAGGTCTAATCCCTGTATCTCTAGCTGCCGTAAGTTTATATTCATTATTTGCTTCTGATAATGACTGCTGATTTGTTCCTTTTGAAAGATGGCCGTACCCTGGTAGTTCGTCAGGAGACATGTTAAATGCAGACAAGATATTTCTAGCAACTGAATCATACAAAAATTGAAATTCCCCATCTTTTTTTTGCATATTCATAGGAACCCATTGTACGTCATCCTCTGCGCTTACGCCAAAAATAGGTGTTCTAAAAGAATTTCCTACGCTATTAATCGAAGCATTAAACTGCTGCTTAATACCTTCGATTGTCGCTTGATCTATTTCGTCGGATTTTATTACTAAAATACCCTTAGTAGCCCTGCCGTTAGCAAAATAAAGCCTGTTGTACGTTTCTATAGAAATATGAGTAGTAACAGCTTGCATTATTGTATCAAGAGGAGTAACAGGGTATCCGTTATGTTCAATATCCGTAGAGGGAAAAAGATTACAAACAAGCATTTCTTCTTGAGTAAAAGCCTGTCTAGGTATGTTGTCTACTACTTGAATCCAAGAATACGTTCCAGCTAAAACAGAAGTTCTATCAATTTTAGATCCTTGAAGATCTTCCAACAATCTAATAGATGCCTGTCTTACACTGTCGGCATATTCTCCTTTTTGAACAGCTCTATAAATTGTACCAGCATCAATAGGTCTAAATCTATGAAAAACCTTGTTACCTATGTCGTCTTCTTGATAGATAACTTCGGTGGCAAACCTGCCAAATGACAACCGTTTATTGCTGATGTATAAAAATATTCAGACAATAACATTCTATCTTCGTTAGCTACCCCTTCGTTACTACCGCAATTCATTAATATGTTGAGTGCCTTAGAAATCCTCTCTTGGATTTTAATTCTTTGTTCTGGAGATAAAATTTCTTCATATTCAGTTTTTATATTTCCTTCAATACCAATATCAAACCTATCTTTTCTAAGACGAGCAAACATTGACATTGTATTGCCTCTAGCTCGTAGAATAGAAGCAACTAGATGATCTTCTTGTCTGATTCGTTTAATTGTCCAATCAGGTAGTAATCTTTTCTTATTTTTAAAAAGACCGAAGTAGTTGTCCTTTCTTACAGGATCTTCGGTAAAGGCCATTCGAGGTTTTGTGGTTCTATTAACGCTTTTTGTAGAACTCGCCCCTGATCCTATTAGATCTCCCAAACTTTTATCTACATTATCATCAGGATTTTCAATATAAGATTTCATTAACTCCGAATTAATCTCATTTGAAATAGTAAATAACGTTTTTTTAGTATCTTTTTTATTATCATCAGACATATTTTACCTATTTGGCTGTTACATAATATACGATTAAGCTTGTACTATTATTATTCACAATATAAACATCATTTATATTTGTACTTGTTAAAAAAATACCTTTTTTGGTAACATTGTTTACTACAACCGGTTTTATAGTATTCCTTATTGTTTCATTTATTATTATTTCACATTCTTTATCTACTTCTACATAAAGGAATTTAAATAAATCAATCCCTGGGTAGGAGGTTGAGGACGATGATGAAGAAGACTCTTGTTCTGTAGCATAGTAAGCATACCACAGGAATATCTTTTCATCTAATTCAAGAGCCTGCTCACCTCCGTTAGCCCATGAATTAATCCAGGTTATCCTTGTCTTATTCCCAACAAACGTTATTTGATAATCTACATCTCTTAGCCCTAAAACTCTGTCGTTGGTTAGTATTAGGCTATCTAGTATAATTTTTTTATCTATTTCAATATAAACAAGATTTTGAGCAAGTGTTAATTCTATCGACTCATGCTCAAAAGTAGGACCTGTGGCAGGTGTTGTTCCAGAAGTATTTGAGGCAGAAAATAAAAGTCTTACAGTATTGGCAGGTATTTCTAATTCTTGTGTTATCTCCCTGTCAATAACAATACCCACATGCTGTAGATTTTTATTAAAAACAGTTCTAGAAGTATTAGCGTTATTACCTTCATATCCTTTTAAATCTACTAATAAATTCATTTTAGACATAGATTATCTCACTAATTTTTCTAGTAAAAAAAACTAAATATCCCACACTAATCCTTTATTTTTACCAGATCTTCTAGCACTAGAGCTAGGCTTATTTGTTAATTCAGTTATTTTATTTTTTAAATTAGTAGGTTGTTGGTTAAAATTTTCTAAATCATATGAAAATAGAACATTTTTACCTTTTCCAAACATACTAAAGAAATAATATCGTATCATATCCATAATATCAGCAACACCATCTTTTCCATGTTCTGGCTTACCGTCTATTGGATTGCCTTTTCCGTCAAGTTTCCATTTATATGTTTCAAATGCATCAAAAACTCTTTCTGTATTTTGTTGCTTCAAAACTTTAAAGTGTCGACTATTGTTAGCATCAACAATACGAGATTGTACACAGGTAATCCCATCTATTACAGATTCTACACCTTTTTTAACGCCAACAGCAGGAATCTTTCCATATATAGTATCAGTTCTTTTTAACATTTTTATGTAAGCAGGATAGTTTGAATCACAAAACCACTTTTTTATTTTATAAATTTCTGTAAAATCTTTCACTTTTTCTTTAATTTCAGGTATTTCCATATCCGGAGCTGAAAGAAGATCGACGAGCCAAGTCATTCCTCCGGCTAATTTAGCAAATATTCCTAAAGAAGTTTCATCGGTATTCCCCCAGTCAGCAGCTCCATAAAATTCTATTCCTAGATTATGCATGTAATCTATGAGTTCTGTCAAGTTTCTGGATGATTCTTTTTCTCCTGACAAGTATTCGTAAGCTTCATTAATACTGATCGAGTTGTCAATAATACTAAACCTGGGGTAAACAAGCCCTGATGAACTTGGTTTATTGCACAGAAGTTGAGCCTCCCCCATTTCTGGAGAGGTTTGTTTAAAATTGTTTCTTACCGCAATTACCGGTTTGTATAAATCTCCAACATCTGTTTGAGGTCTGTCTACTAAATAATTTCTCATAACTGAAAGCATGGGATGGTTAGCTATGCCGACATACGCTTCAAATTTTTCATATTTAATTTTTTCTTTATCATTCAATGTTTCAAATTCTTCAGGATCTATATTTTTTAAAGGGAGTTCTCTGGAAATATAACGTATAACCTTGGGTTCGTTTATTTTTGCTTCTTCTTTTGTAATTCTTTCAGTTATATCTATGATATTCCAACGTAACACTTCCCCGCCAGATCGTTCGGTTTCACGAATTTTTTTCTCCATTAAACCACCGGCGTATTTGCGAGTAGATAACCCCACTGTTAGAGGGAAGTAGCGTTTATAAATACTTGGAACCATTTTTGCTTCTTCTAAAGCTCCAGGGTCTTGAATAAGGTCAATTTCATCCAAAAACAGCATGGGTAGATGTTCGGAGTTCATTCCTTTTCGTGTCATTACAAGAACTCGAAGATAAATACTATCCCCTTCGTCTGTTCTCCATTCAATTTTAGTTTTACTATCTGATATTTTTTTCCATCCATTCTTCTCTAGATAGGGTTGAATTTTATTAAAAAATGAGTTAGCATATTGTACTGCTTTTTCAGATTGAGACAAAATTGCAGCAGCATGAGCAATACTAAACTTAAAATGAACCAAACAAAGAACCTCAATTGCAGAAGCTATTAAAGTTTTATAACTATCTCTTGATGACAATAAGACAATTTCCGGAACATCTTTACTTTCGCCTGTCTTTATTAATTCATAAATACGCCACGCTGCTTCTATAGGCCCATGAGTAGAAGTAGGGTAGACTGTACCCATGGGAAACCTGATGTCGAAGTAAGTATACATCCAGTCTCTCAATTCTTGAGCTGAATTGAGGGGCCTTAAAATAAGATCGGCTTTAAGTTTTTCTAATTCTTCAGACATTTTTAAGGTCTTACGTTTGCTTCGTTTGTAAATTCTTCAGCATGATCTACAGCTCTTTTAAAATCTTGTTCTTCTTTCCACGCTTGCAATTCTAACTGATTATCTCTTGGAGAGCAAACAATCCCTCCTAGATTACCCATAACACTGGCGATTGAGACGCTATTCTCTAACGCTTGAATAACTGCTTGAGAAGCATCAAAGATACCTAAATCTTCCGGATCTCCGAACTCCATATTTTCTATGTCATAAACTTTTTGTGTGTCAACAAAATAATCTGTAATAATTTTTTGAATTTCTTCTGAATTATATCCTGCATTATCTAGAAGTTTTCGCAAAGGTTCCATAAGACTTTCGATAAGCACTGTTTGGACTAAATTATAATCTCTATGATTTTCTTCATATTCAGAATTTAATTTTAATGCTAAATTTACAAGAACCCTACACCCTCCTGGAAGAGCGCCGTGTTTGATCGCACTTCTTACAGCACAAACAGCATCTTCACATCTGTCATGTCTTTCTTTAAGTTCGCCATTTGAAGCGCCGTAAATTTTAAGTTTTGCAATACCATTTGTTAATTTACCAAGTCTTTCTTCTAAATCTAACTTTTCAGAAATACTTGCAGCATTTTTAAGTTGTTGATCTAATTCTTCAGCTCTGTCAGAAATATCCATCTCATCCGGCTGGCCAACCACTGTTCCTCTAAATCTATAGAATTCAAACAATTCCATACCAGCCCCTAAATCCTGGATTCCTGCTTTTGATACTTGATTATTCATATCAAAAATTTTAGCTCCTGTAAACGCAGCTAAATCATATAAAAATTCCAATCGAGAATTTTTTTGATTAGTCATAGGAGTTGCCATTGGGACAACATTTAAAGTGGTTGGATTTGAAAAATTAAAAGCAAGCGTGGTTAATACGCTTTCTGAAAAGCCGTGAGCCACTAGTACTAGGTTACAGTAATCGGAATCTCCTTCTTGAACATATTTTTTGCCCAAAGAGTCGATCAAAGGAAGAAACGCTACTAAATCATTCACTATACCATCATAAAGTATGAATAGTGGTTTATCAAGTTTACATCTTTGATTAGCTTTATCATTTATAAATGCTGTATGAAATTTTCCTATTGATTCTTCAAAACCGATAGCCATCGGATATCCTTCAATAAGATCTACCTCGTAGCCTCCTGGCCCCGATAGTTCTTGAATTGTGACATGAGAAGATTCTCCAAAACCTACCATATTAAAGGCTTTCATGACTGCTTCAGCCATTTCATCATCACCGTTAGCCGATACTTTGGCTACTTTTTCAAGAATATGTTGATTTTCTGTATTAATTTGAATAGAAGCTTTTCTAACAGCAGGAATAAGTTCTTTTTTTATTATTTTATCTAGAATTCTTGTTGCTCTTTGAGGAGATTCTTTAGGATTTTCTTCACAATATTTAAACAAAGATTTAACAAGATGAGCTGAAATTATAGTAGTAGCAGTTGTACCGTCGCCCGCTTCGCTGGCTGTTCTTTGAGCTGCATCTCTAGTTTGTTCAATAATTAAATGCTTATAAGGATCTTGGGATCCCAGTGATTTAAATATGGTCACACCATCTTTAGTATTTTTATTAGGAATACCCGGATATTCGCTTTCAATAAGCGTGGTTTTGCCTCCTGGACCATAGCTAGAGCCGACAATATTGGATATCTCATCCATAGTCTCTGATGTAATTCTTCTGAGAAGAGAAGGGTTGGAACAATATAATTTTGCAGGACTTTTTACTTTTTTTACGGTCATTATTAACTCCTTTTATACTATAATATCACAAACTTATTATTTTTTAATAATAGTAGTATAAGGACACCATGATTTTTGGCAAGGCGTTGAACAAAATGGACAATTCATTTATCCTCTTTATTCATTTTTTGCAAAGCCATCCATCCGTACATAAAAAATACAGGTATAAAAAGGCCGCATAGTCCGAAAGTTAGAGAGTCAGTGGGTTTTGACATCATTTTTATGCATAATAAAATTCCGCAGGTTGCCAGAACTAGTCTACTCATTTTTAACACACCTTGCTCGTATGGTGGTGTTTTTGTTTTCAAAATCCAGAGCGGCGCTTAGAGCTTTTAAACAAGCTGCTTGATTATGAAATTCCAAACTAGTGACGGTAGGAACTCCTTTATGCACCAAAAACAATAACAAAATATACATTTTATTCTCCTATACAAAAAATCCATGTCCACTTGTAGAACATTAGGGATACGTATTTACCTTTTTGCCCTATATTATATACTACTCCAAAATTCCATCCGTTGTGTTTAGTTGATTTTATCATTTTAATAAAAATTTAACAGTTGTTTCTAATGTTTCTAATTCTTTAAGAATTATTTGTTTTTCATCATCAGATATGTCTAAAACTATTTCTTCTAGTGTGGGAAATATTTCTTTTAATTTTCCTAGCTGCTCTGTGGTTTCTTTTATTATCGTAACCACTGCGTCTACTTTATATTTGTGCATTACCATTTTAACCGTCTTTTAGGCGATAGCTCGCCAACCTCACAATTTAAAATTATAATAAGGTATGTGACACCTGATGTGTTATCTAAGCTTTAGACTAACTCCAATACGGGCCGCAACTGTTTGAACTGTTTTTAAAGGTCGATGTAAAATATTTGCAATACTTCTGCCTGACATCTTCCCAGCATTTTTTACAATAAATTCAACAGATCC